TTTTATAAAACGTTTCTTTTGATATCTCTCCCAAGATCCAAGCCTTGCTGTGATCTGTAAGGATGCGGACAAAGACGTAGCTGTCGCAGTCTTGTTTCGATCCGTGTGCAGCCACAGAGCAATCATAGTTTGGTGATGGTGTGGTATTGCACCGCTTGGTCTTTACGTCAACACGTCGGTTTTCTACCAACAGGTCAAAGTCCTTACTGTTGACAGGCTCACCACCGACGTATTCCTCGACGATTATTTCTCCGATTGCCCCGACCACATTGCTGAGACTGCCCGTGATGCTGCCCTGTAGATTACCTACAGAGGCAGCTTTCTTTTTGGCACGAGAAATAATATCAGGCGTTATCTTGATTTGTATCAACAGACTCTTCCTTTGTAGACGAAACCAACATGTTTGTGAAGGCAGATTGTGCCGTACGTAGTTGGTCTATACCAAACTGCGCCTGTGCAACCTTAACATTCAAATCACGAATCTGATTGACGATGTACTTCTGTTTGTCCTCTAGGGTGTCAAACTCGTATTCTGTTCCATCGATCACGATGATGTCTTTTTGTTCTTCAGACATTACTTTCTTCCTTTTCTCTAGGTAACCAAAATTCTGCCTCTGACCCACAGTCTTTGCATTCCAGAAACGTAATCATAGAATAGTAATTATTGTCTTCTAAGTCAACATCACTGTTCCAAATCATTTCACCTTTACAATGCCAGCAACTCACTTGCCTTCTCCTTCTTTGGCTTCTTTCTCTTTTAGTTTCTGCCATTCCGCATAGCTAGGATGGCTGCGGGGTGGGTTGTACTGAACCCAACCGTCACCCCGCTTCCAAACCAACTTACTCATGCTGCGTTCAAATCCACTACTTCACAGACACCTGCAGTACAAGCCAACTCACGTGAACCGCTGGTATTGTCTTCCTTCTCGAAGTCAGTCAGCTTTTCCCAATCGATCTTGACATCTTTATAGGTCTGCATCCACTCGTTGTACTCATCCACATCGATGTCCTGATACGGAGCCTGTTGATAGGTGTGGTCACTGTGAGGAAGGAACGAGACACCAGATGCAACGTCAAAGTTTTCGTATACCCACGCACCGACTTCCATCCATTCGTGTTCCTTTACCGTGATGGTAACAGATGGTTTGTGTTCAGACCAATGTATAGCATAGGTCTTCCACAGTTCTAACTGCTCAACGGCTGTCATTTGTGTCCGTGTAACTGCACCTTCGGGTGACTTCATCGGGAACGAGAAGACAGTGGTAGAGTCTGGCTTCATCATGTCACGTTCGTTGTGCACCCCAGACTCAATCAAGAATTGTGTCAAAGGGTCTTTGTTATCACCCCGAACGGTACGGATAAAATAGTCGTTGTGTCGTGCGTGGATGCCGCTCGCTGCATCTACCAACTGCGATACGGTTCCTGACGGCTTGACACAGGTGATTGCTGCGCTGACAGGGATACCAATCTCCTCTGCAATGCGTCGGTTTGTTTCGACAGCGGTTTCCCGCATCTCTTCTAGCCAACGCTTGCTATCCACGTTCTTTGAAAGAAGCGGATGATCCATGATTCCTGTTAGGGATACACCCAACAAACGCTCTTCTTCCGTGTTCTTCTTCCAGATGTTACGAAGGTACTTGAAGTCTGTCAGAGTAGACTGCAGGGTTCCCAAGACTGTTGCCAAGCGTACCTTATCTTTGAGGTCTTGAAGGGAGTCGGTTTCACGGACAACTACCTCAGACAGATTACAGAACTGATATCCGCGTAAGATGATCTCACTGCACGGGTTGGTTCCCCACATGTGCCCTGTCTCACGGCGACCGTTGCGGGCAACTTGCTTGTCGGCTGCTTCACGGTTGAACATACCACGCTCACCAGATTTGCTGTCATACAAAGCAAGCCACTCACGCATGAACGTACCCATCTCAGGCTTAGTCTTGTAGGCAACTGAGTTGTTTGCCAACGCACGTTGCGGCTCAGACTCCCACCACATACCAGACTTGGCGTGTGCCATCTGATCGTCATTCAGGTTAGACAGACTAATCAAAGCAGAGCGGCGCACACCGCCTACAACAACGATCTCCCCAATCTTACACATGAGATCGTGACACTCGATTGGAAACAGCCGACGACCACGTGCCTTCTTGAAGATTTCAACGGTAAAGTTAAACAGATCGACAAGGGGTTGTGGACCACTCGCTCTGCCGCCCATGACTTTCAAACGAGCACCAGCTTCACGAACCCCAGACATATCCCATGAAGGAATCTGTCCAGCATATAACAGCGCAATCAATTCGCGTAACGCTTTCGCCCATCCCGGCTTGCTGTCACCCACCTTAATTACAGTATCGGACGTGTTAAAGTTGTCAGATACGACAGGTAGCTTGTCGACATTTTCTCGCTCTACAGAGAAACCAACGCCTGTACCACACATCAAAATATACATACATTCATCGAACGCACGAGGGCTATCTACAGGAATGTAGCTACAATTATAGCCACACACTGCGTCACGCTCTAAGGCTTGACCGGCAGTCATCATTGCTCTCATAGAAGGCATGACCCGCAGGTTGAGGATAGCTTCTTCGAGTTCGTTCCTCAGTGAACTGTCCAGCTTATAGCCGTGCTTATCGTGCACATAAGAATCCATAAAAGAAATATATCGGGATACAGTCTCATCCCAGTTCTCCCTGCGCTGCTCGTCTTCGATCCAACGTGCATAGCGCGACTTGTGAATGAATTGTTGGTATGGTGTAGGCAACATGTTGTTCATGTTCTTATTCCTCTTCGTGTCGGTTTTTAATTGTTAATAGTCTGTCTGTGTACCATCTGGCTTTGGAAAGGTCTTGGTCTCCGTTTTTGTATCTTTCTCGCCATGTGTACTTGAGGATGTTACCTTTGTAGTATCCTCGTAATTCTTCTGGAGACAACGCCGCCTCGATTGCGTCGATGCACTCAATACCTGCTTGATTATAGTGTGGCGGATTATTGACAAGATCTACTCCCCCATAGGCCATCTTACCAGCCTGTTCGTTTTCATCTTCCATCGTCTTCATGTATGCTTCGTGTCTCATCGATTGTCTCCGCTGCCCTGCAACATATCGCGGTTCTTGCGATCCTCTAGCTTGTCCAAGTTGCGCTGCGCTACCTCTTCTAAGCTGTATCCTAAGTCTCTTGCAAGAATTGCAACGTACCATAACACGTCTCCTAGTTCCTTTGCAATATCATCTTTGTAAAAAAGATCAGGTTTTCCATCGCGAATAATCTTCTTTACCTTGTCCGCTACCTCACCGGCCTCCCCAGCTAAACCCAGCGCAGGGTACACAATAGCGTATTCGTTAGGGTATATCGCGGTGTCTTCCGCTCTCATTTGGTATTCATCTAGTTTCATTGCTTCGTTCCAAAATCTACTTTAACTACGTTGCCTTCAACTGCTTTGATTGCTTTAGGATCAGTGATCTCTGCCTCTTCAATCATCTCCTGACCTACCAGCCTAAACTGTATCGCAGCAACACCCCTATCGTAAACCTCGTCGGTGTGCATACGGATCATATCGAGTGCACCCTCTTGTATGACCATAGCCGAATCGAAATCTTCATCCTCTTCGTACGTCTTGCTTGTGGTGTCGTACGCTGACAGGGTAAACTCATTGTCTCCGGTAGAACGAAGAATGATGTAATACCTGTCCGGTAAAAGAGACAGGGCTTCCATACTCTGTTGGATATCGCTATCGTCTGCCATTTTTTTCATACCAATCTGTTGGAATTGAGCCTTCAGCCCAGATAAAATTATGTCGTTCACACCAAGCAGCGTACGTTGTTTTGCTACCCTTGTAAATCTTATTTGATGCACGAAGAAATACAAACCGAATATCTAGCTTGGGATGTTGTTTCTTGACAAGTAGCATCTTAACTCTGTCGTCTTTTGTTAGGTGGCCTTTTGCCTCAACGTAGATGTCTGACTTTTCTAGGTAGAAGTCTGGAGTATAGTTGCGTGGTTCGGGTATGTATTGGAATTTTGTTTCTTCGTACCGGAAGGGTACTGCGTTTTCTGTCAACGTTCGAGCAAGATTCAACTCGAACTGCGACCTATATCGTGATTTTTTCAAAACTCTAGTCCAATCGATTGAAATCTTTTTATCAGATACCCTGCCAGTTTGGGGGATAGTCTTTCTATATTTGTAAGTTCTGTTGTTAAAGGGTGCATCGGCACACATACATACGCTCCCGCGTGAGATACTCTGCTTATCTTTTGTAGTTCTTCTTCTACAGTCTTTATATCTCGCACCTCAGTATCTGCGTGGAGCGATCCTTCTTTGCTGTAGTTATTGACAAGAGTGAGAGGCAGGCCGTTCTGATGTATACGCATCTGACAGACCCGCCTTTCTCCCCCGCTCTTCTTTGTCGACTCGATATAGATATGATACAGGCTTTTATTCATGTGCATCAAGTCTACTTCATAGTTCTTCACAAACAGGTACGGCATCACAGTTCCTTTTTCTTTAGAGTCGAATACCAAACCTGCGGTGGTGACTTTGCTCGTGACGTTACGCGACTGTGCAAGATAGCATCAGGCCAACAATGGTGTCGGTAACCACACAGATTGCATTCGCGTGGTAGCAACTTGTTGCCTGTCGAAACCAACTCACCTTTGTTCTTGTAGGTTTCTGGAATTGGCTTGTACGGCTTGAACGGCTTCACATCTGGGTTGTTAAGGAACTTGATTCGTTCCGCAGCATCCTTGAGATAGTCTGCCTTGTCTTCTTGTGACCAGTCTGGCACGTCGACTACAGCAACCATACCATTTGACTTGTTGACAACTATCCATCCACCGAACGGCAAACCGACAGCCTCACTATACAAGAACCCCTGCATCAAGTAGCCAAAGGGGTCTTCTTCCTTTAGCTTGTCGTAGCCACCCATCCCAGTAAACTTGTAGTTGAATGCCCAGTCACTTGCAGACTTGATATCCCAGACCTTATCTTGGCCTGTTTCATCTCGCAATATTACGTCGAGGGTTCCCTTCAATTTCTCCCCGCCGATCTCCAACTCGACCTGCCGCTGATAGTCCACGATCTCGACCCCAGCCTCTTGCATAACTGCCATGAGGATAGATTCAGTTAGGTCACCAAACATGAAACGAAACAGTGTGTTGTATTCCATGTCTTCTTTGACGCCGTGCTTATCCAATACCTGTTGGCAAAGTGGACGACCCAAGCCGGACATACGAAGACGAT